TGATGGTTGATCGTGACATATCTTAATATCTCTATTGGTATAATGAATATACGATTTATTATTAATATAATTCATATACTGAATGTAATGTGAGACAGTACTTCCCTCAAATCCAATAAATACATTGGACTGTTCACATATATATTTCTGTATTAAAAATGAAACAACTTTATAATCTGATATATTTGAAATATATTTATTAAAATCTATAGTCTTGATCATATCTTCAGTGTACGTAATATTAGCACTAAATTTGTCATGTATATTAGTTAGATATTTTGTATCTTTTCTATCTGACATGATTACAATATTTTTACTATAACCATTATATTTTTCTATTGTTTTAACTAAATGTGATGGATCCTTACTACATCTATTATTTACTTCTTGTGTAGATATTCTTGAATCGCCAAATCTAAAATGAATTCCTATATATTTGTCAGGAAGTTGTAATTCTTTATAAATATAATAAAACGATTCATGAAGGTGTGTTAATGATTCACATATATTTGACATTATTTGATAATTTGTAGAAGTTGTTAAAAAGTTAGAAAAACATCTAGCAGCACTTGATTCAGTTAGATAAATATATTTTATTGTCCATTGGTTAATATCCAATATAACTGGTTTTCTACCGTTTAAAAATTTTTTAATATTAATATTATTGACATCCTTATGATATAATGTAAATATGTCATTGTCAATAAATCCTATTTGTGAAAATTTATTACCAAATATAATCTGTTCAGTTTGTTCTTTATCATTTATGATGTTACTGTAAGTCGGTGGAATAATTCTACCATAATGTACTTCAATACCATTTGGTAGATATTCAAGATATTTATTGCTGAAAAACTCCATAAATTTTCCATAATTCCATGACGAACTACCACAATGACATAAAGGATTTTTTATAAATAAAATTAATTTGCGATTACTAATATTAGCTAAATAAATTGCAGTTTCTAGTGAAAATAGCTGATTATAAAATCCTACACCTGAAAACAATTCATATACTAAATATTTTTCCATATAATATGTTGAAATTTTATAAATAATAAAAATTAAACCAATTAAACATTAATCGTATAAACTAATTATTAATGCTTACTATTCACGAAAATATTAAATCAAAATTAAATGGCTTTATAGAACAAAAGAAAATTCCTAACTTGATTTTTCACGGCATAAATGGTGTTGGTAAAAAAACGATCTTATTCGATTTTCTTAAAAATATTTACAAAAGTGAACGTGAATATATGAAAAAATATGTAATGATTGTAAATTGCGCTCACGGTAAAGGTATTAAGTTTATTCGCGAAGAACTGAAGTTTTTTGCCAGAACCAATATTCATTTACAAGAGGGAAGTATATTTAAGAGTATTATTTTATTAAATGCCGATAAATTAACAATAGATGCTCAATCTGCACTTAGAAGATGTATTGAATTGTTTAGTCATTCGACAAGATTTTTTATAGTAATCGACGATAAATATAAATTATTACGACCGATTTTGTCTAGATTTTGTGAAATATTTATTCCACAACCAACTATTAATAATAAGCAGATAAATTTACATCAATATAATTTAGACTCTTGTTTTAATATTCAAAAATCAAATAAATTGAAAAAACAGAAATTTAAAGTCGAATTTGATAAAATAAAGGATAAAGATGTATTCATAATTTGTGAAAAATTGTATGAAAAAGGGTATAGTTGTCTCGATTTAATCAATTATATAAAGGAAATGAATATCGAGAATGGAAAAAAATATGAATATCTAGTCTTCATTCAAAAAATAAAGAGAGAATTTAGGGATGAAAAATTATTAATGGCATGTATCTTAAATTTTGTATTAATACGTTCGGATTACCAATTAGAAAATATTTCTTTTATGTAAATGGACGATTATTCTATAACAAGTCTTCAAGAGTCTAGAAACGAATGGTGTTCTCGTTTAATAAACATTCTAACACCTTTAGTAGTAGAAGGATTTAAATCTATTTTCGACGAATCGTGGAAATTATGTGAAGAAAATGACGAAATAGATAAATATTTAATGACTTTTCAAAACTTTCTCGCTAGAATTCCAAAGTGGAATCCAGCTATTGTAGAACAAGAAACTGCTAGAATAGTAGAAAAAAGCAATTGTAGGTATTTGACTGATTTAATTAGTTGCGTTCATATTATACAACTAAAAAGCCTTACTTGTATGCGTGTTGGAAATAAACAAAAGAAAATAGATATTAACGTTCCTTCTTTAAATGAATTTATCCATAAAATTTACATTAATAGTGCTAGAAAGATATATACAAATATTTATTTATTTGAAAAGAATATATCTCCTCTTCAAGTCCAAAAGCATCGTCGTGAATTAGAGTTAATTATTAGAGAGGAGGTATTGAACTCCATTAGAGAAAATATTCCTGTTGAAAATATTTTAAGAGTATATCTTGATGAAACTATTGAAGAAGATGTTGAAGTAGAAGAAAAGGAAGAGATAATTTCTACCGAACCTATTATTGAGGAACCAGAAGAGGAAGAAGAAGTTGTAACAACTGAAAAACCAGTTACGAAGGAAGACCCTTTAGAAATAAAACCACTCATTCATGAGGAAGTTACAGATGATTCTATTAAATTTAATGATGTTGATCAGGTCATAAGCGTTGATCATATTATTAGTGAAATTGAAGCTCCAAAGACGGCAGATAGATTACAGCAAATTAGTAATGAAAGACATGAGGCAAGAAAATTAGAGGAAGCGGAAGAGAATGGGGATGATAAGCTCAAAATTGGTGAAAAAATAAATTTAACGTCCCTTGATGTTCATGATTTAGAAAAACCCAAAACGTTAAACAAGATTCCTATTGGATTAGATGAAATTGAAATATTAACATAATAAATTCATTAACATAATAAATTCGTAAAATTTACATTAAGATTAGATATAATTAATGTAAATGACAGATATTTTTTTTTATGCTTTAGCCATCTCTGTTGTATTTTTTCTGTTTAAATTTTTGGAAATGAAATTTCAAGCAGACGATGAAAAGAAGCCATTAAAGATTGTTATTAAAGAATCAGCTATGGTTTATTCTGCCTCCGTATTAGGTATTTATATGTACTCACAATTTGATATTAAAGAATTAAAGGGTGGAAAGAACACAATGGCATTTGTAGATAATCCGACTTTTTAACCTTTTGAACATTTACACCTTTGAACATTTACACCCTTGAAGATTTAAAATGGGACAAAACCCACTAAAATCAACAATGTTTGCTAATTATTATCAACAAGGTTTGCTAATTATTCGATCTATATTTGTATAACCTTATAATATATGATTAAAGATAAATATATTATATTTTTACACGAAAAGTGTTTCATTCCTTCTACTAATTTTTTTTCTTGCTTTAAATCAACATTTAATATTGTACGTGAATTACAAAATAGTGGTATTACAGTTTTAAATATTAATGATAATCAAAACAGTTCCCAACTTATAAATCCCGAATATCTTTCCACTATTAACAGATTTAAAGAACAATTTAAGATATTTCATACCCGAGAACCTACATTAGAAGAACTTATAGATAACTTATCCGACAATATTGATGAGAAGGATATAACCCAAATTGTGAAACAAATCAACAAAGATCTTATATGTCCCATCCAAGTTTTAAGTTTTGATGATTATCATGCACCCAAAATAAATGTATTATATATTAAATTAATTGAAGGGGAATATTATTCTGCTGATTTATATACTAAAACAAAATTAGAAAAAGAAAGACAGATGCTATTCCTATTAGCAGGTAAATTAGGGGTCCGTACGATTAATTATAAAACAGAAATTGTTGAAACTACTATTTCAAATAATAATGCATCTATTAATGTGAATAATGTTGGTTTAAGCGCTTCCTATAATAAAACCACTTCTAAACAAAAAGGAATTGAAGGCAATGAAGTATATTCTAATAGGGGTGCACCCGTATATTGTATTTCTAAACAAATTGGTCAAATAGAAAAAACGATAGAAAGTAAATTTAAATACCTAGGTTCATCTAATTTTTCGTGGGAAGTTTATAAAAACAGTCCGAATTTACAATCCTTTGTATATAAAAGATTTGTGTTCAAAATGATTGAATTAGAATATATTTCTAAAACGGATGATATTATAGATAAAAGTTTTGAAATTAAAACTATATTATTAAATTATGGCATTGGCATTAAATTAGATAGTTATACTTCTATTACTGATAATATTACTTACAAAATTGTTTTCTTTAAAGATGATGAGTTAAATGATAAGTTAACTGAATTAGCTCGTTTAACCCAAGACAAATTCGTTACTATTAGAAAGTTTTATGATAGTGAAAAATGTAAAAATGAAAATAGTATAGATATTGTTGTATATCATATCGCTACATATGTACGAAATTTTGCAAAAAAATTATTGATGCCAAATGGTGATAATTATTCGAATAGACTTGAAAAATGGATAACTAATAATGAAAATGGTGTTTTTGAAGGAAACTGTCATAATTTTATTAGTTCTTCCCAAATTTCCACATGGCTTAAGCGTACTTTAAAAGAAGATGAGGATCCGATTGATAATGATGATGATGATGATGAATTCCTTAAATATAGTATCCCCTATTTTAAAAATAAATTCGGCAAGGGTATTATTAGTGAATGTGAAGTTATTCGCTAAAACATTTTTAGTCAATATAACAGGTCAAATATGAGTTACACATTTTTATTTTTTATTGGGAGTTTTGTCCCATTTTAAATGTTCAAAGGTGTAAAAGATAAATAATAATTATTATTGATTTTTATTATTTATTGTCTATTTATTGTAAATTAGGTATTTTACCAATATTTATGATTTTATGATTTTTATTGATTTTCTTTTTAGATGTAATATAAGTTTTAAAAATGTCTTTTTGAATTTGTTCACTTGGAACCGCATTATGAATAGTTCTGGCAATCATTTTATATAATTTAAATTCTGGATACCTCTCAACACCATTATTTTTATATAATATATTTCTTTTTTTATCATCCAATAACCATTGATGTAATAGTGCTACTATTTTATCCTTTTTAATTAATTGTGGAAGTTCTTCAAGGTCCTCTACGAAATTATCAAATAAACAACATGATAATCTACATAAATCAAAACTGGTATTAGGTTCTAAACGGGGTTTCTTTTCATCAAAGTATGGTTCACAATTGTATTGTGATGCTGCGTCACCTTTTGGATGGAAACTATCACTACACATTATCTTTCCATTGAATTTATAAATGGATCTTCCAAAATCTATAATTTTATATATTTTTCCAAATGTAGGTACTTTATAATATATTCCATCATAACAATAATAGATATATTGTTTTTCAGTAAGAGTGAACATTATATTATTTGTATGTAAGTCATTATGTGTGAAAGAAAAAGTGTTTTGATAAATTGTTAGTATCATAATAATTTGAAATAAACATGATGTCCATTCTGAAGTATTTAATAAATCTTCTTCCATAAGCATATCTAATGTATTTTCACACTTTTCAAGACATATCATTTCTACGGGGAAATCGTATATAGAACAAAATATATCTTGCTCTTCAGATTCGGAATCAGAATCAGATTCTGATTTATATGATCCAATTTCATCGTCATTTAGTTCTAGTTCTTCATTATCCTCTATTGATGTATTAGAAGATTTTGAACTACATGAACTAGAACTAGAATTAGATCTAGAATTAGATGTTTTGTTTAATACTGTATTAAATATACAAACTTCGTTTAAATCTAGTATCAATGTATTATCAGAACTAGACATATTATCTACAGGTAATACGTCAAATGTTACGTCATCTAGATTATCAATATCTATTTTATTTATCGTTTCATTAATCATAATTTTTTTTTTATTTCTTCTTGAATCGATATTAAATATATCGGTAGATTCGGTTGTTTCTAGTTTGAATAATGTATTTTTCTTTTCGTGGAAATAATCACTTTCGTTTAAATAATCTATATCGTCTATAATATTATACATAAATTCTTTTTGATGACCTAGAAATGAGCCATAATAATCTAAACCATGTATAAATCCATAATTATTATTTAGTTGACTAGATAAATATGTAAAAAATCCATCGACATAAGACGTGTTATTATGATCCAATAGTTTAGGAAAACAATTTGTATCTTGATAATTGGGTAATTTAAATAAATCATTGTTTGATATATCATATTTGCCTGTCATATATTTTAATGGGTCTAATAATGGAGAGAATTTACAAAAAACAGTTTTATCAAATAAATTATTGGAAATATCTGATACTTTAACAGTTAATATATTTTTTGTGACACATTTTTTCACATCGTGTAAATAATATTTATGATTTAAATTGATACTATTATAGTTAGAATTATTTAGTGAAAAAAACTTTTCATATATTGGGATATAGTTTTGAAGATTTGACAATTGAATATCTGATTTTTCTAAAGTTTTAAATAATTCATCATTCTTAGTTTTTCTATAGTAAAGAGAGAAGTCCATCTTTATTATGAATATTGTTATTAATTAAATAGTTTTAACTTATTTCGTATATTAATTATAATTTTTATATTGTAAAAATATAATTAATGGCAGGTACATTAGATTTAAAAAAATTCGATATGAAACAAATTAGTTTTCGTCCAGATGAAAACAAAGGTCCAGTTGTTGTATTAATCGGTAGAAGAGATACTGGTAAGAGTTTCTTAGTTAGAGATTTATTATATAATCATCAAGATATTCCTATTGGAACTGTTATTTCTGGAACTGAAGCAGGTAATGGGTTTTTTGCAGCTCACGTTCCTAAACTATTTATTCATGATGAATATAATACAGCTATCATAGAAAATATATTAAAGAGGCAAAAGGCCGTGTTAAAACAAGTGAATAAGGAGATGGAGGTTTATAAGAGGACAAGTATAGATCCACGAGCATTTGTTATTTTAGATGATTGTCTATATGATGCGAAATGGACAAAAGATAAAATGATGCGACTACTGTTTATGAATGGTAGGCATTGGAAAATAATGTTGATTATTACTATGCAATATCCATTGGGTATACCACCTAATTTAAGAACAAATATCGATTATGTATTTATTTTGCGTGAACCATATATTGCAAACAGAAGAAGAATTTGGGAGAATTATGCTGGTATGTTTCCTACATATGAATCGTTTTCACAGGTTATGGATCAATGTACTGAAAATTTCGAATGTTTAGTTATTAATAATAACTCCAAATCTAACAAGTTAAGCGACCAAGTATTTTGGTATAAAGCACAAACTCATAGTGATTTTAAACTTGGTTCCAAAGAATTCTGGGATATATCCAAAGATTTAGGTAGTGATGATGAAGAGGAATCATATGATCCAAGTAGTGTCCAGAAAAGAGGAGGTGGTCCAAAAATAAATGTTAGAAAAAGTAAATGGTAGACAAATTAAATGGTAGACAGAGTAAATAATACAATTATTTTTTTTGTATTATTATTATACAATGAATAATAATAATATCAATACCGATGTATCTGGAAATGCCACAGATGTATCTGGAAATGCCACAGATGTATCTGGAAATGCTATAGACGTATCTGGAAATAACGTTACAACCAGTGTAACAGAACGAGCTAATACTTTACAGAATGTTATTCCTCGAATGTTATACAAAGAATCTAGGGAATTTATAATTTTTAAAAATGAATTAAATTCTCTTATTAATAACAATCTATATATTTTAAAGGAGTGTAAATCTAATAAACGATTATTAGACATTAGATATGCTGAATTAGAAAAAAAAGTGAGTTGTATTCAAATATCAGTTATTATATTATCAACATTATCTGGATTTTTACAAGCTACGAAAGAATATTTTTATACACCTGATAATGTGGTCTCTGTATGTGGAATATCAATTTCTACGTATATAAGTCTAATATTATCTGTTTCCAAATACTATAAATTTGATGAGAATAATATATTAGGACCACATACCAATTATAAATTATGGGAACATCAAAATGCTTCTGATAAATTAAGTCAATGGACTACTATTAAAAACGCAATGGATGAGGAATATATCCCACTAGTAGAAACAAAACAGACATTAACAACTGAATTTCAATCAATTATGGATTCTAAATCAAGAAATGAAAATTACATTAAGGACAGAGAATTAATTCTTACCAATAGAGAGAAATTATTTAATTCAATGACAAAACATACCAAATTAGAATCGAAAATTAAAGCCGGAAACATATCTACTAATTTTGACAGTATTATTCAATTACCAGACGACGATCTGAATAATTGGGATGATCCTGTTTAACATTCGTAACCACATTTTTTGCAATATAAAAAGGTTTCACCATACATGCCAGGCTCTATTTCTTGTTCAAATATATGTTTTCCATATTTTTGTTTACAATCATTAACAATAGTATCATTTATTTGTTGAATATATTTGTTTACTAATCTTATTTTTTCTTCGTATTTCATTTTTTCTTCGTATAATAGTGCCTTAACTTCTTCTTGTTTATCATTACCAAAAACCATCTATTTATGAAATTATATAATTTATTGTATTTAAATAATTATATAATTTAGTGTAATTACATCATTGAATATTTAATCATTATATTTAATCATTATATTTAATTAATGCTACTTAAGTTGAAGGTTATATCGCTATTAGAAACACCATTTAGTTTACTTAGCCCATGATCTGTTTTATCATTAGTCACAATATTATCTCCTTCGAATAATTCTTTTCTAACATCTTCAATCGTTGTTGCCTCACCTCCATCTTGTGTGTTCATATTAGCAACAGATATTAAATTACCTTCTTTATTAATTGTTTGTGTCAATTTATTACCAGATTCCAACGCCTTTTGCTTATTTTCTTCCATAGCCTTTTCTTTGGTTTCCTTTACACGCGCATCGAACTCATCCTTAGCTTTTTCCTCATTCTTTTTCTTCTCACTCATGAGTTCGTTAAGAGTCTCTTCCATATACTCTACACGACCAGTCTTATAAGCCTCAGGATGAAAAGGAACCCATACACCAATAGGTCCTACATAAACATCATGATTAGGATCGTTTTGTCTAAGCATCTTACATCTTAATTCGGCTTCTTGTTGTGTTGGGAATACACCTCTTACCTTGATTCCTCTAATAGATGTTTGGAAATTATGATTTTCACCAAATTCCACAGTTAATCTATCTTCATGTTCATCCAAGAAATTCTTATAATCGTCTTCAATTCTTGTAGCGACTAATTTGTCCTTCTCATCTTTAGTAAATTCTTGGAAATCTTTAGTAAGTTTGTCAAAATCTAGATGATATTTAAAAGATACAAAGTTTAGAAACTGACTAAATTTCTCCATTGACTTGCTAAAATCCCAATTTTTAATAAATTCTTCAAAAAGAAACATATCCTTCTGCTTAAGAATATGCTCAGGTGATATAAAAGAAAGACAAGCAAATTTTTGTCCTGCGATTGATTTATCTTCGTCTAATAAATCAATATATTTAGCATTATCTGTCCCATCATCATTATGTTTTAATTCTACACCATTTGGTGGATTTACTGGTTTAGAAAAACTCATTTATAGATATAAGCTTTATAAATATTTAAGTATTTTTACGAACAAACATTTAATTACTATTATGCATTTAATTAGCATTTAATTTGCATTTAATTTGCATTTAATTTATATTTTTTTCTTTTTATTTTATATATAATGACTGGAATGTTAGATTTGACTGAACTTGTGAAAAGAGCCGTTAAGTACCTCGTTGAAGGATTAATGGTTGCTATTGCTGCCTACGCCATCCCTAAGAAAGCTCTTAACTTAGATGAAGTATCTCTTATTGCTTTAACCGCTGCCGCTACTTTTAGCATCCTTGATACATATGTCCCAAGTCTTGCTGTTGGTGCTCGTTCCGGTGCTGGATTCGGTATTGGTGCCAATCTTGTAAGATTCCCTGGTGGATTTTAAATTAAACGTTAATTAAAAAATGTTAAATAATATATTTATTTTTATATGAACATATTATTATTATTATATACGTAATTATGCTTATTATATAGGTCACATATAATTTATTTGTTAAAATCGCTTTCGACTTTAAATATTTAAATATTTAAATATTTAAACATTTAAATATTTAAAGGTTCGATAAGATATGTACATATATCTTATGAAAACTATTATTGATTATATTTGGATTGGTGGAAATGGACAACTAAGAAGTAAAATAAGAGTTGTGGAGTCTCGTACTCAAGAATGTATCAAATTAGATGATATTCCAGACTGGAATTATGATGGAAGTTCTACAAATCAGGCAATTGGAACAAAATCAGAGATTATTATTAAACCCAGAGCTGTATTTAAAGATCCATGGACCCCGAGAGGAAGCTATATGGTCATATGTGATACATATACTCCTGATGGAGAACCATTATTTAATAATACTAGACACAATGCAAATAATATTTTCAATCAAAAATTAGATGAAGAACCTTGGTTTGGATTAGAGCAAGAATATTTTCTAATTAATCCCCACACAAATTTACCTCTTGGATTTAATGAGAATGATAAACAAGGACAATTTTATTGTGGTGTTGGTTGTGAAAATATATTTGGAAGACACGTTGTAGAAGAACATCTTAGTAGATGTCTAGAATGTGGTGTTAAACTTTCTGGAATTAATGCCGAGGTTGCTCCTGGACAATGGGAATTTCAAGTAGGTCCTTGTACTGGTATTGATTCGGGTGATCATCTTCTAATGGCAAGATATATTCTACTAAGAATTGGAGAGATACATAATGTAGGTATCAATTTTGAACCCAAGCCTTTAAAAGGGGACTGGAATGGTTCTGGTCGCCATCCCAATTTTAGCACAGTAAATATGAGGGAAGGGCCTGAAAATAAAACAGGACTAGAGCATATTAATGAGGCTATTGTAAAATTGTCAGAAAAACACGACGAACATATGAAGGTTTATGGTTCTGGAAATGAAGAACGAATGACAGGAGAGCATGAAACAGCATCGTATGATAAATTTACTGATGGAAATGGAAATCGTGGTGCATCTATTAGAAGAGGTGTCGATACTATAAAGGATGAGAAAGGTTATTTTGAAGACAGACGACCCAGTTCTAATTGTGATCCATATCTAGTAACAAGTATTATTTTTCAGACCACTTGCCTTTAATATAAATAATAAAATTGAATGATATTAACAATAATAAAATAAAGTATATTATTGTTAATTATGGATATTACTGTAGAACCTGAAATATATTGTCCCATTATAAATAACGATGGAAATTATATAGATATGTGCCCACCATTTATTAATTATGGAATCAGATGTCCATGTGGTTCTAGAAATGACCATGTATATGATTCAAGACCTAAATTTAAGCAACATATACATTCGGTGAAACATAAAAGGTGGATAGATATTTTAACTGCACAGAAAAACAATCACTATAAAGAATGTATAGAATTGAAAGCTATTGTTAAACAGCAGAGAGAAATTATAGGTAGAATGGAAATTGAAACAATCCGTTTAAATACTATTAATAAATTTCTACAAGAGAAATTATTTAATATAGAAAAACCAACTATTATGGTAGGCGATTTATTAGATCTAGATTTATAATTAAACTGTTACAATGATTAAATATGTTATAATAATTTGAATGAATGATGTGAATATTCCAGATAATAAGTAAACGTTTTTGATTTGTGTAATATGATCCACTTGGTCATCAGGGCATTTTTTTAGTTTCTTACACGTAAGTGCTAAATAAGTCATTCTTTGGTAATAAGGTGATAATGAATATAACATATAAAATGTGGATACTAATATAAGACCAATTGCTATAAACTTTGCTATATGTGGATGGACTTTCCCTAATACGCCGTCTCTTGCCATTTTATAAAAAATTAAACTAGATGTTGTTACAATAGCTGATAAATTAAACCATTCAATTAAAATTGATTCAGGAATATACATTTTATCAGAAAATTCCAAATGAGAATTAACATCTTCGCTGAATACCATAAATATATTATATACTAATATTAATTAAATTGTTAAATTGTTAAATTGTTAAAAACTAAATAGTAGGAATAAATTCCCAGTTTAATTCCTCACATATTTGTTTCCATATTTCGTCTTGTTCTATTCGCTTTTCCCTATCTTTTAACATGGGAAAGTATGGTAAAAATTGCACTTGATCTAATAGCTCACATAATTTATAAACAGTATAATAATAATTTAAAAAATTAACACGATCATCTGGACAAAATTTGGCATAAGGTCCTTGTATTTCCATAAATAGATTACACAAAGAATCTTCTAATTCAGGTGTCATAACAGGTGGTTTTATTCCCAATTTATCTTTTATAAAGGGAATATGTTCATAATACTTATTGTAGCCAAGTTTTTTCAAAATTTCCTTTGCTTTTTTATTATTTAAAGCGACAAGTTCGATTCGTTCCTTTTTAATTTGATTTTTAATATTTTCCAATACTTCCTCGGGTATTTGTGTCGTTTCTTTTGCTTGGAATTGTGCTAATATCTCTCTGAAATGATTAATCCTTTTATATGCATAAAAACAAGCTTCTTTCGGAGGTTCTTTATAAGACGGTTTTTCATTCTCAACCAAATATTGAACGTGTTTATGACAATTGTTACATACCATTATTCCTTCGTGATCAATTGGAATCAATTCACCCTTTTTACAATATTGACAAATATCGGTTTCAAAAATATATTTATTCACATCAATAAATGTTTCATCCAAATTAGATAGATATTGACGTATAGTGTCGTTATTTTTCGTATCGTGTATAACTTCTTCCTCTTCTTTTATTTTAAAAAATGAATTAAGTATTTTAGTCTTATTATTGTCCAAAGAAACCTCCTTTTTATTTTCAAAATAATCGAAAATATGTTTGTTATTGTTTAGGTAATATTTTTTTTTTTTAATTTTAATTTCCGTTATTTGTATATTGATGTCTTTAATTGTATCTTTAATTTCTAATTCTTGTTCAATATTAGTATTTCCACTGTCCAATAATTTAGTCAAATGTTTTCTTTTAGCTCTTAGTTCCGGAAGTATTTCTGTTTTTTCCTTTCCAAATTCTTTTTCGACTTCTTTATGTTTGCCATCAAGTGTAGTAATTGTTTTTTCATCCAAAATAATTTTTTTATTCGTTTTATGTTTAAATGATGGCATATTTTAATAATAAAATAATATTTTTATGTTTAATACATATTTCATTCAAAATCTATTTCAAGTTATATATTGATTTATGTTTTCTCTCTATTTAACAATGAATATCCTCGTTGACAATTTTGATGTTAATAAATTAAATCCATCATTATTTACAACAATGAATTATTTACACAAATATTTAGATGAAGATTGGAAGATTAATAAAAAGAATAGCAGTTATATTTTAAAAAAAAATGATTGTAAAATTATTATATGCGAAGGTATGTATGTTCAACATAATTATATTGATGACGATAATGAGTCTTTAAAATATATACTATATTTTTTATATAATGTTCTAAATAATGGATGGACTATCAAAAAATCCACAGATAATTACATTTTTATTAAAAATCACGAAGGGAAAAAAGAATTTTTTTCGAACAATTACATACATACATTCCTCAAGGAGAATTTTAATATCAATTTAATTAAATAATTATATGTAGTGCTAATTAAAAGTTCCAAAAAAAAAAATGTTTAGCAATAATATAACTAACCATGGGAGGTGGATTAATGCAACTCGTAGCTTACGGTGCCCAAGATGTATATCTTACGGGTAACCCTCAAATTACTTTCTGGAAAGTCTCTTATAGACGCCACACAAACTTTGCTATGGAATCCATAGAACAAACATTTAACGGTCAAGCCGATTTCGGCCGCCGTGTTACATGCACAATCTCCAGAAATGGTGATCTTGCCTACAGAACATACCTTCAAGTAACTCTTCCTGAGATCAATCAACAAATGGCGAATCAATCCGGAGCCAAGGGTGTCTATGCTCGTTGGTTAGATTTCCCCGGAGAGCAACTCATCTCTCAAGTTGAGGTTGAGATTGGTGGCCAAAGAATTGACCGTCAATATGGTGACTGGATGCACATCTGGAACCAACTTACTCTTACATCTGAGCAACAACGCGGATACTACAAGATGGTCGGAAACACCACACAACTCACATTCATCACTGATCCTTCTTTCAATGATGTTGACGGACCTTGCGAATCCAACGCTCCCCGTCAAGTGTGCGCTCCCCGTAACGCCCTCCCTGAGACAACTCTTTATGTTCCTTTCCAATTCTGGTACTGCCGTAACCCCGGACTCGCCCTTCCCCTTATCGCTCTTCAATACCACGAGGTCAAGATCAACCTTGACATCCGCCCCATTGATGAATGCTTATGGGCCGTCTCCACTCTTGGTGAGTGCTCTGGTAATGGTAAGGTCACAACTGCCTACAATCAATCTCTTGTAGCTGCCTCCCTCTATGTCGATTATGTCTTCCTTGACACCGATGAGAGACGCAGAATGGCTCAAAACCCCCACGAGTACCTCATTGAGCAACTTCAATTCACAGGTGATGAATCTGTCGGTTCTTCCAGTAACAAGATCAAGCTTAACTTCAATCACCCCGTCAAGGAGCTCGTCTGGGTTGTCCAACCTGATGAGAATGTTGATTACTGTTCTGCTCTTGAGTGCAACCAAGCCCTTTACAGAGTTCTTGGTGCCCAACCTTTCAATTACACTGATGCCATTGATGCTCTTCCCAACGCCATCCACTCTTTCGGTGGTCACGATTCCGTAGCTGCCAACACAGGTGCTTTTATCGATGGTTCCGGTCTTTTCAACGATGCCGGTGCCCAAGATGTGGCTGATGGTACACAATGGTACAATGGCGCCACTGCCAGTCAATACACCCAACCCAACCTTGCCTCCGATGTGAACTCTGGTGTCTCTGATGCCGGTACATTCGTTCTTACCGAGACTTCCCTCGACATGCATTGCTGGGGTGAGAACCCAGTTGTAACTGCCAAGTTACAACTTAACGGACAAGATCGCTTCTCTGAGCGTGAGGGAACATACTTTGACCTCGTCCAACCTTTCCAACACCACACCAGAAACCCCGACACTGGTATTAATGTCTACTCTTTTGCCCTTCGCCCCGAGGAACACCAACCTTCCGGCTCATGCAATTTCTCCAGAATTGACAACGCCACCCTTCAACTTGTTCTCAGTAACGCCACTGTTGAGGGAACCAAGACTGCCAAGGTCCGTGTCTATGCCACTAACTACAATGTCCTTCGTGTTATGTCTGGTATGGGTGGATTAGCGTATAGTAATTAAATTTGCTTAATTTAATAGTTACTGTAACTACTTAAAAACATTCATATTATAATATATATAATATGAATTATACTGTGAAGTATGACTTTGATCGTGACCACCAGTTTGGTAAGATACATTTTGATGACCGAATGGTTATAATGGATTTAGAGGATCTATTCTCTATTATAAATTACTCAAAAACATTTACAAGATATACACCAGATAAACAATTTCCCTATTATATACAAAATAAACAATTTATTAGCTATAAAGAATTTATTTATAAATATGATGAGATGAATGTAGATTATATATTTAAAAATGGGAATTCATTTGATTTAAGACATTCGAATGTTGATATTTTTCACAAATATCATAATACTATTATACAAAAATACAATGTAATTTCTTATCAACATGGTCATATTAGTAAAAATGGTAAAGATGCTAGTATTATGAAAAATCCTATATGGAGAATACAAGAAGGTGATAAAGAATATATTTTAATGTATTGTGAAACAGATACTATATGTAAATTATGTCCAAAATCTTATCAAAAAATATTAGATTTTGAAAAAAATCATAAAAAATGTTCGTTTTATAAACATTCTAATGGATATATTTCTACACATTCTGGGAATTTGTATATCCATCAAATTATTACTGGTTGTTATGGTAATGGTA